GCATTCTTTCTCTATCATAATTTAATTCTCTAACATATGCGGCAATTCTTGGAGCATATTGTAATGCGTTTTCTGAATTATTTCTTATAATATTTGCAACCTGACGAGTCATATCTCCATAAACAACTGGCACTGCTCTTAAAGTTACAGTATCATCTTTACCTTTTCCTGTTTCCACAGAAAAGTTACTCAAAATTCTTATAAATTGAGTTAAAAATTTTCTAATTTGCCCGTCGTAAAAGTGTAACATTAATTGTCAGCCTTTGGTTTTAATGCATTTGTTAATGACTGTCTTTGGTCTACTGTTAAGCCATTAATATTAGTTGTGCCTGATGCATTAACAAATTTAGTTTTCCAATTTTCTTTTGTATCAGTATTACTCATAGTTATTCTAACAGAATCTTCTATTTTAATCCATCTGAGTCCGTCATAACGGAATAATCTATTTGGTAGATAATCTGTTCTTAAGAAATAATCACCCGTATCAACATTAGAAGTTGGAAATGTTATTCCAAATCCTGCAGGATTTCCGTTTGGTGCAACACCATCTCCATCTAAATAAAAGCCATAATGTGATGCCGCTGGTGTATCTATTGTTGCATTTATTGTTTTATTTGAACTAATTCTATCTGTTGACTGAACGTTGTCTGTTCTAATGTTTCCTCTTTCATCAATTGGAGCAACATAATATTGTTTATAATTAAATCCTGCTTTTGGTGAATCTGTTTCTGCCTGTGCAACAACTTGATCATTAATAGTTTTTTCTCTATTATAAGTTGACATATAGTTTGCTATAGAACCAGTTGTGGTTGCATCACCAATTATATCTCTAAATTCTTGTGCGTCAACTAGTGTTTTTAATTTCAATCTTAATAAGTGTGGCCACCAAGTTGGTGAGAATCCTTCTGCCGCTCTGTTAACATCTTCAATAACATAATATCTTTTAAGTGCAATTGGTATACTTTCATCTAAAGAATAGTCCTCTTTCATATGCGGAAATTCAATAACGTCTCCAGACATAGGTTTTCTACCTAATCTTTCAACAATATCATTCATATGTACAGTTAAAAATATAGTATCGTTTTGTAAAAACATACCAAATTGCGACAAATTAAGGTCTATATCTTGTACATTGTATATTCCTCTCACAACATAAACATCTGGTGAGTACTTTCTATCTCTATTTTCTAAAAATAATAAGTCTTGTATTGTTCTTTCGTTAAGACTATCTCCTGAATACTGTGGTTGTGTTGGTGATGCTTCTCCGTCCTTGTTAGTATCTCCTTGGTCATAAGGGCCTAAATATTTGTGGAAATGTAGATCGGTTCCCCCAACTGTAAACATCTCTTTAATGTTACGATCAAAGAATTTATAGTCATTGCCTTTTTCTGGCTTAAAAATGGATAATCTTGGCATATCACACATATTTATTGATTGCACAACTACTATAAATATGTGTATGTCAGAACTTCAAACAGGCCAACAAGAGATATTTGATTACGTAAAAAATAATCTAGGTGAGGGTATGATAGATGTTGAACTAGACCCAAAACACTATCAAACGGCCTTAGAAAGAGCAATTAATAGATACAGACAGCGTTCTTCAAATGCTGTGGAAGAATCTTATGCTTTTTTAGAATTGCAAGAAAATCAAAACACATATATTTTACCTGATGAAGTTATTAATGTACGAAAATTATTTAGAAGAACAGTAGGTTCCAGAACTGAAGGGGGCGAAGGTGGTACTTTATTTGAACCATTCAATTTAGCATACACAAATACGTACTTGTTAAGAGCAGGAGCAACAGGTGGATTAGCCACGTATTTTGCTTTTGCTTCTTATCAAGAATTAATAGGTAAATTGTTTGGCTCATTTATACAATTTCATTTTGACGTTGCAACTAAAAAACTTACAATAACACAAAGACCAAGAGCAGATAAAGAAACTGTTTTAATGCATACTGATAATTTTAGACCAGATATTACATTGTTCAAAGATGTATATGCAAAACCTTGGATAAGAGACTATACTTTAGCAGTAGCAAAAACTATGCTAGGTGAAGCAAGAGGAAAATTTGGTACTATTGCTGGACCACAAGGTGGAACACAATTAAATGGTGCTCAATTACAACAACAAGGTGTTGCAGAAATGGAAAAACTTGACGTTGAAATTGGTAACTATGCTGAAGGTGGAACACCACATAGTTTTGTTATAGGTTAATTCTTAAACATATCATTTTAAATAAAAGAATATGAAAAAGGACCCTAGGTATAAAAGATATTGTGATTGTGACATAGATGAACTAGAACAAATTGTTACTGATCTAGAAAATATGTCTATTAATGCTTTAAAAAATAAAAAATTAGACATACGTAAAACTATTCTAGGTTCTGTTATTGAAGCAAAAAAAGAGATTGAAAAACGCTTAAAAAAATAGTATAATCAATTAATGTTAATAGGAATAGTAGGCCTAATGGGATCTGGTAAAGATACTGTCGCTGAACATCTTGTAGAATATCATGGATTTAAACGTGATAGTTTTGCAAAAAGTTTAAAAGATGCAGTAGCATCAATGTTTAATTGGGATAGAAAACTTCTAGAAGGTAGTACTAAAAAAAGTAGAGAATGGCGTGAACAGCCTGATGCTTTTTGGAGTGAACGTTTTGGTAAAGAAGTTACACCTAGATGGGTTTTACAACAATTTGGAACTGAAATAATGCGTGGTCAAATGTATGATGCTATTTGGATAGATAGTTGTATAGGCAGATATAAAGGTGAACCAACTGTTATTTCAGATACAAGATTTATAAACGAAATTAAAACTATTAAAGCACAAGGTGGCAAAATTATATGTGTAAAAAACGGTGAACTACCTACACAAAAAGAAATGCAAGAAAAGGGTGCTCATCAATCTGAATGGGATTGGTTGAATAGTGACTTTGATTTTGTTATTGAAAATAACGGAACTAAAGAAGAACTATTTGAAAAAGTTGACGAATTATTCATCAGCAATCAAATCACCAACCCGCCAACCGAGTCTACGCACACTGCTTAATCTTTGACAATTAGCACATACAGTTTTTAAATTAGCATTATTTGTATTTCTTAAATTTCCATCTACAAAAAGTACATCTACTTGCAATTGATCTTGTGCTTTAAAACCACATAATTCACATTTAGATTTTTTATGATAACCTGATCTTTGTAATGCTGTGACGCCGCCAATTTTTAACTTTTTCTTCTTACGATTACAAGTATCACACAATTTATGCCAGTAAATTTTTGTACCTTTTTTATATCCATAAGCTCTTGGCTTAGATTTACATTGTATACATAACGGTCTTATACCTATAATCATTATAATCGTATTTACGTCGCCTATATAGGCACCAAAATTTGTAGAATAATGTCGTAAAATGCAAATGATTACATAAATAGTTCTAGTATACGTATAAATTGCAAGGAGAATACGAAACATGGCTTTGACATCACCAGGAGTAGAAGTAAGTGTAATAAACGAAAGTTTTTATGTACCATCTGATGCGGGTACTACACCACTTTTTATAGTAGCATCATCACAAGATAAAGCACCAGGATCAGGTACTGGTACAGCGGCAGGAACAACAACTGCAAACGCCAACACAGCATACTTAATTTCCTCACAAAGAGAATTAACAGAGACTTTTGGAGATCCAAAATTTTATACAGACGTTTCAGGAAATTCATTACATGGTTACGAATTAAATGAATACGGATTACAAGCGGCTTACTCATTTTTAGGTATTGCCAACAGAGCATATGTTTTAAGAGTAAACATAGATACTGCCGAGTTAATTGGCAGTTCATTAGCTCCAACAGATGACCCAACAGATGGAACATACTGGTTTGACCTTGCATCAACTAGTTTTGGACTATTTGAATGGTCACAAACAGATCAAAAATTTACAGCAAAAACACCAACGTTGATTACATCAGTTTCTGACCTAGTAGGTAATGCATCAACAGGTGCACCTAAAACATCAATAGGTTCACAAGGTGACTATGCTATTAACACAACTCACGTTTCAAACAAAATTTACAAAAAATCATCTGGCAATGCTTGGAACCATGTAGGATCAAGTGCTTGGCACTTAACACTACCAGTTATATCGGTTGCATCAGGCACTACTGTAACTAGTGGACATACGATGCAAGTTAACGGTGTTACAGTAACACCAGGTGGAACAGCATTATCAGATGTTGCAACAGCAATAAACCTTTCAAGCGATGGTGCAGATGGTCCAACGTTAGCAGGTATTAGTGCTTCAGTTCATGCAACAACTGGAAACTTAGAAATATTCCACAACGGTCTAGGATTTGGGGATTCAACAGCTGGTTACAACACAATTAGATTTGAAGCTGGAGCATCAGGAACACTTTTAGCAGATTTAGGAATTACAGCAGGTACAAAATATGGTACTAAATTTTTACAAGACAAACATACTAACAGACCAACTTGGAAAACTGCAGATGAAAACAGACCTAATGGTTCTGTTTGGCATAAAACAACATCAGCAAACAGTGGATCAAACATTGTTGCAAAACTTTACAGTACAGCAAGTGGAGCCTTTGCAAGTGTAAGTGCACCATTATATGCAACAAATCATTCAGCAATTTACAACATAGATCCAACAAACGGTGGAACTGCAATTGACGTAGGTACATTATATACACAATACAATATAACTGAACAAACAGTTGATGGACAAAGTGATAATACGCCAAACGTTGGTGACTTACAATTAATGAGATATGAAGGTGGAGTAACAACAATTTCATCTAAAACAACATATCCAAGTACAACAGCGGCAGAAACATTTACAGTTAGAGAATCATTAAAAAATCAAGAAGCATTAGATACTGCTAAAACAGTTACTATGGTTTCTGGAGATGGTTCAACACTAGGTGACGAACACGACTTTGTAACAGCATTTGCGGCGGCTGGCTTTACTAACTTAGAAGCATCAGTTATAACTTCAGGTGAATACAAAGGTGCAATTGAAATTAAACACAATCTAGGTGGTGAGTTCAGAATGAATAATTTAAGTGGTACACCATTAGATGATGTTGGATTTGGTACAAGTGCGGCACATAGTTACGGTGGATACACAGCAAATTCAACAACATTAATTGACAACTTATATGTTACCCCAACAGGTGATTCAGAAGATTCAACTGTAGGTAACGAAGTTATGGCAACCAATTGGAAAAGATTAAGTTACACAGCAAGTTCAAGTGCACCAAGTAATGAACCAGCAGATGGTACATTATGGTATGATACAAACATTGATTCAGCAGACATTTTAGAACATAATGGAACAACTTGGAGAGGTTATGTAGATGTTAACTCAACATCTGATCCAAATGGTCCACAGTTTTCAGCAACAGCACCAACTACGCAATCAGATGGTACTCCGCTTGTTAACAAAGACTTATGGGTTGATACAAGTGATTTAGAAAACTATCCAAAACTTTACAAATATAATACTACAGCAACATTA